CAACAAAGCAAATTTTGCATTAGCTAATTTTTGCTCTATTTCCATTCTTTCTTTTGTTTTTAAATATTGATAATCATCCCATGTAGCTTTATCAACTTTTATCCATCCATCTTCAATACCAGTAATTAAATACTTTTCATTTTCATTCATTTTTTACATAGTTCTTGCCATTGATTAATAGGCTCCGCATCTTCCCATTTATCATTAATTGCATTTTCAATAGTCTTAATTACAGCTTCGCCGCGATAATTATATAATTTATTAAAAAATGTTTTTAACTTTTTACCATCTATCCAATTTTCAGGTGCCTTGGGTCTTTCTTCATAACGCGGTCGAGTAGCAAAATTACACCTATTATTTTCCTCTTCCGCACAACAAACTTCTCCACTACTATTATAATAAATATGTTTGCACATTGTACAAGAAGGTCTCAACTGTTCTCCGCAGCTATGACAAACTGGCAATTCAAGTGGATATTGTTCAATTCCCACAAATTTTACTCTGTAATTATACCATTCTAACCAAAAAAGTTTATTACAAATGCTACATCTTTTTGGAGTCAATGCAAATTTATCATAATAAGTTATTTTCATTTGTCATTCCAAAACTCTTCCATTTTCATCTGCTGATAAGAATAATCTTTCTCGTTTTCTTCACCTTTTGTTTGCGGCGGCAATTTATACCATTCTATAACCGTATAGCCAACTATATCAAAAGGACAACACCAACCATTTTCATCCCAAGTTCCTACAGTCCAAAGATTATAATCCGTTCGCCCAATATCAATAATCATTAATAGTTCTGTATTTTTTGGCGGAACTTCATCTATTGTATGTTTCTGTAATATCATTCCTATTTTCTCTCCTGGCGCAACAATCTTTTCTTTTGTAAAAATAAAATCAGCCATTATATTTTTCCAAGAATATCTTCTTGTTGAATATGATAAAAACTTTGCGGGATGGTGTAATAAATATTTGGTTTTCCATGATAAGAGTCCATATCACTATCATAATGAATATGAACACTTTTTATTGTTCCTGTTTTTTCATCTTCAACATTTAAATCTCCCTCATGTACTGTACCATCCCCATTACACTTAGGACATTCATATTGTTCTCCATCTGCACCAATAATATATTTTTCACCCTCACAACATGGACAACGACCCCAAACTGGATGAGATATTTTTTCAATATATCGAATATTATCTCCTATATCATATTTTACATCAATCGTCATTTCTTTTTTCCTTTAATAATTAGAAGTGATGGCGGCGACCATCACTTCTCCTCCGGCTTGTGCGGATTCTTCATTAGACCATGGTCATAAAGATTATCAATACACTTAGAAATACCATTAATATAAGCCTTCAGTTCAGTATTAACATCCACCTGTCGAGCGCGAGCTGCCCTATATTCAGCCAGCCTCTTACCATAAGTCTCATCCCAAACATCTCCAGGCGCGCACTTCGCAATTCCCTTATAGGTGCGGATGTCGAGGTCAATAGCGTCATAATCCTCATCTGCCAGACCATACTTAGCCAGTCGCAAGGGAACATCATTCACCGTTGTCATGATGCACACCACTGTGCGCTTCTCTTCATTTACCTTATACTCTGTCGTTACTCGATTCATAAAATATGTAGTATCAATCATGCGGTTTTCGCAGGTGTATGACCGTCACATACCTGCTACTGCCTCCTTCTTTAAAATAAGTTTTTTTTGTTTTTACATTTATATTATATAATAATTTTTTTAATTCTTCAAGAAAGTAAAAAGCATATCAAATTCAGAATAGAAAAAATCTTGCTCCGTTCCTTCGTCTGTAACTGCGAATACTTTTTCTTTTTCCTTATCATATCTGTATTTATATACTTTTCCTTGTTTAAAATGTCCGTTATTAAAGCCCATATTATAATTAGCTTCTGCTTTACTGTAATTCATGTGGCTCCTTCTCCCAATCGGGATCACCAGGCTTTTTCCCACCAAATCTATAATGATCCGCAGGCCACTCCATCTCTTGAAGACGATCAATGTATAAAATCATTGCAGTATTATATTCAGAAAGAGAAATTTCTGTTAGTTTATCTCCAACTTTAATATATTCTTTTCCATGTAAATCATAACAATAGAAAGGAAAATCTTCTACAATAATACTATCAAAATCATAATGACCGAAATAATAATCTCCTGCTCTACCAATTTTAGAAGCCTGATAATTAAACCAATAGGTAGGATACTCATCAAATCTAAGTGCGGAGACGCGATATTCATTTTCTGCGCGGGCATTAATAATTTTATAATATCTCCACATTTCTGGAAACATGCCTGCATGTGGTTTTATACGAACTTTAAAACATTTTCCGACCAGTCTAACGTGTTCAGCGACTGCCGCCCGCATCCTTTCTTCTTCTTTTACTCTTGTTTGATGTTTAATTTCTTGCATCAAATCATTTAATTCATCTGTTGGAAGTTCTAAAATCGTTCCAACATCAACTGTAGGATTTTTTACCGTTGCAGTCATGCCATTAAACCCCCATAATCAATAATTTCTTTTCCTTGCTGAAGAGCATAATTTCTTGTTAAAAAAGTTCCTCCCCAACCAATACCATCCCATACACATAATAATTTATCTGCATGGTCTACCATAAATCTGTCTCTTATATTATAAACATCTTTAGAATATCGCGGAGAAACAAAAATAACTTGATTATTTTCTGCAATCCATTGTTCAACTGGATGATAATATTTTTTAGGAAAAGGATAACAACAAACAACAGGTATATCTAATTCCTTTGCGGCGGTCGCTATAATTTGATCGGCACCTTGTGCCATTCCGTCATATATCACAGATGGCTGAAGGCGAGTAAGCTGCTCCACCGCCCATTCTTTTATCAGTTTCTCTTGTCCTTTTAATCGTTGCGGGCGATGCCCAGTTATTGCTAAAATCATTCTTCTTTTCCTTTATTATATCCGTCTATAAAGCCTTCTTGATAAAAATCATGCTTTTTATTAGTTTCTCCGACACTGGCCATGAATAAACCAATAACAACTCCTACGACAGCACCAAAAATAAATGACACAATACAAATTATAGTTAAAGTTATCATTTTTTTATTCCTTTCCTTTACTTAAATATATTATAATATATTTTTTAATAAAAGTCAATAAGTGGATCTTCTAAATGAGATTGACAACTGAAAATTTTTTTGGTATAATATAACTATGAGATTGATATGAAAGGAGTATTTCATGGAAGAAGAAGTAAAAAATATACAATCTACTTCTACTGTTGTTGATGAAGAAGATAGTAAAAGACCTTATCCTCGATTAGATTATACTATCACAGATCCTCAAGAGCGCAATCAAAAAGTACATGAGATTGTAAACAGTGTTTCTCCAGAAAAACTAACTCCTTATTATTTAGAGTAGCTCACAAAATATTTAACTGAAACTCCTGAAAATAAAAAGGAGAAGAAAGTTTTAACAGACAATAGAATGGTCACCATAAATAAACGAGAAACTTCTTATGAAGGCCTTGTTGCAAAATTAGAAAATGGCGAAGATGGCATTTATAATTTTATGACTGGTGGCGATAAAAATATATTACTGGTTCCGAAAATTCAAATTACAGAAGATGATATAGCTACAATACCAGGTTTAAAAGAATTAAGAGAAGAAATTAAAAAAGTAGAAATTAGACAAAGGGCGGCAAGAGGAAAACAAAAATTTTTATTAACTAAACAATTAATAGAAATGCGGCAAGATCAATATGTTTTAAAAAGCTCTTATAAACCTCCTGTTGCTATGATGAAAGTGACAAAAAGTGTAAACCAAATTGATTTAGATGAACATATAACAGTAGATGAAAATGGTGACCCAGTAAGTGATTGTTTAGTATCTTTATTTGATCCACATCATGTTTGTTGTCTTTTGTGCAATTATTCTAAATTGAAGGAGGATTGCTGGGGACACTTTGATAGTGATTGGTGGTATTTAATGGAGGATTTTGATAATTTATCAGAAAGAGCTTTAAAAGAAGATTATCCTATTTTATATGATATTATGATATATAAAATAGATGGTTTACAAAATAAAGATATTGCTGCACGTATTAAACAAGATTATGATGTGAGTTATTCTGTTGAATATTTATCTGCGGTTTGGCGTAAAAAAATTCCAAAGATAATTGCTGATAAAGCTAAAGAAGAATGGATTGTCTGGCATTATACATATGAAGAAAAAGGGAAATGGAAAAGATGTTCTCGTTGTCATGAAATAAAATTAGCACACCCATATTTTTTTACTCGTAATAAAACAGCAAAAGATGGTTGGTATAGTATGTGTAAATGTTGCCGTAATAAAAAGAAAGATAAGATTGAAAAGGACAAAAGCCTTTAATCCATAATAAAGTTTTTTAAAGAATATAAAATGGAGAAAGGAGGCTCTTTATGGCACAAAAATTAAAAGGTCAGCAAGAAGATGCGAATGGCAAATGTCAATGTGAGAGATGTGGCAAACGAATTGCACAAATAAATTTTTATACATATAAAGATGGTAGTAAATGTGAAATTTGTAAGCCATGTTTAACTGCACATATAGATAATTTTGATCCTAATACTTTTGAGTGGATTCTTGAAAAAATGGATGTTCCTTATATTCCTACTGAATGGAATGTTTTAAGGGATAAGGCTTTTGCGAAAGATCCCTATAAAATGAATGGAATGTCTGTTATTGGTAAGTATCTTGCGAAAATGAAGTTAAAACAGTGGAGCAAGTATGGATACGCAGATACTAAAAAAATTCAAGAGGAAATGGATGCAGAGAAGGCTAAAAAAGAGAAAGCTGAAGCTGATGAAAAGGCAAGATATGAAGCCGAATTAAAAGTTAAATTAAGTGAAGGAAAAATAACCACTGCTGAATATCAAACTTTAGTTAGTACAGAAACTCAAAATAAAGAGCTGCCGCGGTGGGGAGATAATATTACTGGTGAACATCTTGGTCAGATGTATCAAGTTTATGGTCAACCGCAATCTTATGCGGAGGCGCTTAGTCAAGCAAAAAATCCGTTTCAAGAGCAGAATTTTATGTCTGAGAATGATTTGATTGATCCTGGTGCAGATTTAGATGATGAAGATAAAATGTATCTTGCGGTTAAATGGGGCAGACTTTATAAACCTAGCCAATGGGTTGCTCTTGAACAATTATATAATGAGTTTATGAACTCTTTTGATATTCAAGGTGCGGCTCGTATTGATACATTAAAAATGATCTGTAAAACATCTCTTAAAATGAATGAAGCCATTGATTGCGGCGACATTGATTCCTATCAGAAATTATCTCGTGTCTACGATTCTATGATGAAATCCGCAAAATTTACAGAAGCGCAAAATAAAGATAAAGATGGCGATAGCATTGATTCAGCTTCTGCTATTGTTGATTTTGTTGAAGCACATAGTGGAGAGATTCCAAGGTATCACTGTGATGAACCACAAGATATTGTCGATCAAATTATTGCTGATTTAAAGGCTTATAATAAGAGTTTAATTTATGAAGATAAATCATTAGCTCAAGAAATTGAAAAGTATCTACAAGATAAGCGTATTTCTGATGAAATGAAGAAAGATAAAAAAGATGCTAAAGCAAAAGGTTTAGATGATGTTGAATTAGATGATGATGATTTTACAGACTATAAAGATTCTTTAAAAAGGATGCGTGATCATGATGATACTCTTGATGATGAGTTAATTGAAGAAGAATATCAAAGTAGGAGGATTAATGCAGAATGAATTTAAAAGAATTATTGCAATTATCCTCTGATAGAGAATATAAAAAACAAGGTATTTCTGAATAGCGATTAATGGCAGATATTGATGAATTAAGAAGATTAATTGCTTATTTTAGAGAATATCCTGATATATTTGTAGATTTCATTAAAGGTAAAGATAGTACATTTAATTTTTTATTTTATCAAAGAATATTTTTAAGAATTGTGATGCGGCATCGGTATGTGTACGCCACATTCCCGCGTGCTTATTCTAAATCATTCTTATCCATGATGGCACTAATGATTAGATGTATTTTATATCCTAATTCACATTTATTTGTTACAACAGGTGGTAAGGAACAGGCGGCATCTATTACTATTGCTAAAATAGAAGAAATTTGTAAACTTATTCCTGGTTTGAATAATGAAATTAATTGGGATCGCGGTGTATCTACAAAATCAAAAGATAATGTTAAATATGTGTTTAAAAATGGTTCTACTATTGACATTTTGGCGGCAAGGCAGTCATCCAGAGGTCAGCGTCGTACTGGTGGTTTGATGGAGGAATGTGTATTAATTGATGGTGATATTTTAAATGAAGTTATTATTCCTACCACAAATGTTGATAGACGTCTTTCTGATGGAAGTAGACATAAAGAAGAGAATGTTAATAAGTCTCAAATCTATATTACAACAGCAGGATGGAAAAATTCATTTGCTTATCATAAATTAATTGAGATTTTAATTAATTCTATTATTGATCCAGATGAATATATGATTATGGGCGGAACATATGAAACACCTGTTATTTCTGGATTATTGGATGAAGATTTTGTTGAACAATTAAGATTGCAAGGTACTTTTAATGATGAGTCGTTCAACAGAGAATATAGAAGTATTTGGTCTGGCGATGTAGAAAATGCATTCTTCTCTTCTGAAAAATTTGATAAATATAGAGTGTTATTGCAACCAGAGTATGAATACAGTGGGCGGTCTTCAAAAAATGCTTATTATGTATTTGGTATAGACGTTGGACGTGTGGGATGTACTACAGAGATTTGTGTTTTTAAGGTTACACCGCAAGTCCAGGGCGCAGCTCATAAGACTCTTGTAAATATTTATACTTATGATGCAGAACACTTTGAAACACAATGTATTCATATAAAACATTTATATTATAAATATAAACCTCGTAGAATTGCAGTCGATGCTAATGGTCTTGGTGTTGGTTTAATTGACTATTTGGTAAAGGCTCAAGATACAGATGATGGTGAGTATTTACCACCTTTTGGGGTTTTTAATACAGATGAATATCCAGAATATAAGAAATTCGTTACTCCTGAAACAGAACGAGATGTGTTATTTTTAATTAAAGCTAATGCTCCTATTAATACAGAAGCATATAGTTATGCACAAACTCAAATGTTTAGCGGTAAAATTAGATTTTTAATTGATGAAAGTTTAGCTAAGACAAAATTAATGTCTACTAAACAAGGTCAAAATATGAATATAGATGAAAGAAATGAATATTTAAGACCTTTTATCTTAACATCTATTCTTAAAGAACAAATGTTAAATCTTGTAGAAGAAAATGAAGGTGTTAATATTATTCTTAAACAGAGTAATAGAAGTATAAAAAAGGATAAATTTTCAGCTTTCATTTATGGACTTTATTATATTAGATACGAAGAAGAATTAAACAAGAGAAAGAAAAAGCGTAATATCGCCGATTTCTTGTTTTATACACCGAGTTAAGGTCAAAGTTTGTTAATTCTATTAACGGATTTTTTATATAATAATAGTGAAGGAGAAAAAATATGCGAGCATCTAGGGGAGAAATTAAAATAGAAGAAATTCTACAAGAGTCTGGATTAGAGTTCGCAGAAGAATACTCTTTTCCAGATTTAGTTAGTAACACTGGTCGTCCATTAAGATTTGATTTTGCGGTGTTTGATGATTAGCATAATATTGATTTTTTAATTGAATTTCAAGGGATTCAACATTATGAAGCTAAAGAAAAATTTGGTGGATATAATGGGTTAAGAAAACAACAATATAATGATATGAAAAAAAGAGAATATTGTCGAGATCATAATATTACTTTAGTGATTATTCCTTATTGGGATGAAGCAAGAGTAAACTATGATTATATCTTAGAGGCGGCTGGATATTAAAGAAGGAGAGGTATCTAAAGTTGATTAATCGAATGGCTTAGATTAAGAAAAAGGGCTTCGATATGATTGGAACTGAAGATTACCAAATTCCGAGTTAGGCTACTGGTTATGTGCCTGTTGACTTTGCAAAAATTAGAGTTGGAGTAAAGTCAGTATCTGATGCGATTCTTAAACTGGGTGATCTTCGTAGAGTAAATCCACAATTAGCTGATAAGGAGCAGGTATTAAGAGCCATTCATTACGGTGATCTTGAAAGAATGAGAGATATTTCTAATTATTTTTACAAGATTAGTGGTATTTATCAAAGATTATGTCGTTATATGGCATATATGTATAGATATGATTGGCTTGTTACTCCTTATTATTCTGATTTAATTAAACCTGATAAGTTACTTGATGGTTTTAATAAAGTTTTAACATATTTGGATAAATTTGAAGCGAAGAAGTTCTTTGGTGATGTTGCGTTAAAAGTAATTAAAAATGGTTGTTATTATGGTTACTTGATTGCGCGGGACGGGACTGTAGTAGTACAAGAGCTGCCACCTAAGTATTGTAGATCGCGTTTTATGGTTAATGGACAACCTGCGGTTGAATTTAATATGAAATATTTTAATGATATGTTTACTGATGCAGAACAAAGAATGAGAATGTTAAAAGTTTTTCCGCCAGAATTTGAAAAAGGATATAAACTTTATAAACAGGGAAAATTAAAACCTGATTTTCCTGGCGATGAATCTGGTTGGTATTTACTTGAAGTTGGTTCTGTAATTAAATTCAATTTAAATGGCGAGGATTTTCCTCCTTTCATTGCGGTTATCCCAGCAATCATTGACTTGGACGCAGCACAAGACCTCGATCGCCGCAAGATGCAACAGCAGCTATTAAAAATCATTATTCAGAAGATGCCTATTGATAAAAATGGTGATTTGGTATTTGATGTTGATGAAGCACAGCAGTTGCATAATAATGCGGTACAGATGCTTTCTAAAGCTATTGGTATTGATGTTTTAACCACTTTTGCAGATGTTGAAGTTGCGGATATGGCCGATAACAAAACGTCAACTACCACAGATGATTTGGAGAAAGTAGAGCGTACAGTTTATAATGAAGCCGGTGTTTCACAAATGCAATTTAATACCGATGGTAATATTGCTCTTGAAAAATCTATCTTAAATGATGAGGCTTCAATGTGGAATTTGATTCAACAGTTTGAAACATTTTTAAATGTTCTATTAATACCTTATAATCGAAGTCCAAAAAAGGTAACTTATAGAGCACAAATTCTTCCTACTACAATCTATAATTATAAAGATTTAGCTAAACAATATAAAGAACATACTCAATTAGGTTATTCAAAAATGTTACCGCAGGTAGCATTAGGGCAGTCACAAAGTGCTGTATTGGCCACTGCATACTTTGAAAATGATATTCTTGATTTAGTTAATGTATTTATTCCTCCATTAATGTCTAGTACCATGAATGCAGATGTGCTTAATCGTAAACAAAATAATGCGGAAAGCGGCGATGGTGCGGGTAGACCAGAGAAGGAAGATGACGAAAAGTCAACGAAGACTATACAGAACAAAGAATCAATGAGTTAAAAAATTTTCTAAAAAACTTTGGACAAAAGTTGTTAAAAGATTTGCCCGATTTTTTATATTATATATGAGGGGATGAAAGGAGATTTTACTATGCATCAATCAGTTGCGACTATTGACTCTCCTGAGTTCTTAAATCTTCAACCTCTTGATATTAATCCCTTAATGTCAAAATGTGAAATTAAGGTTCTTTATGTAGGAGCTAATAGAAACCATACCTTTATTACAGAAGAAGTCGCGGCTGAAATTGGTAAAACTCTTCGCGGCGCTCCTATTGTTGGTTATTATAGAGATAGTAAAGAAGATTTTACAGACCACGGAGAAAAAATTATTATTGATGATGAAGGAATTAAGTTCGAATGTCAGACCGTTCCTTATGGATTTGTGGCTCCAGATGCTAAAGTCTGGTTCCAAAATTTTGAAGACAATGATGAAATGGGTAATACAGTTGTTCATAAGTATCTTATGACTACTGGTTATCTTTGGACAGATCAGTTCCCAGAATCCAGCTTACCTGTGGAAGAGGGTCGTCCGCAATCAATGGAATTTCAAAAAGAATCTGTACAAGGACATTGGGAAACTAATTATGACAATGGAATGGATTTCTTTATTATAAATGATGCAATTATTCAAAAAATTTGCATATTAGGAGACGATGTTGAGCCTTGCTTCGAAGGCGCTTCTGTAACGGCTCCAGATGTAAGTACAAAATTTACATTAGACGACAATTTTAGGCACACACTTTATAGTATGATGCAAGATTTAAAGAATGCCTTGAACGGAGGAGGACAACAGATGGAGAATCTTGAAAACACTGTAGTTGTTGAAAATGAAAACGCTGATCCTGTAACTGAATTTACTCAGGTAGAGGAAGTGAACACTGAAACAACTCCAGAGGTTAATGATAACACAGAGGATACTTCTGCTCCTGCTGATTACGTTAAAAAGGATGATGAAGAGGATGATAAGCCCGCAGATAATGAGGGTGAAAATGATCCTGATGATGATCCTGATGATGACAAGGATGACGAAGACGATGATGATAAGAAGGGTGCTAAAAAGTATGAGTTACTCGAAGAAGAACTTAATACTTTAAAGGAAAGTTATAGTGCGCTTCAGAGTCAGTATCAAGAACTTGTAAATTTCAAGAATGAAATTGATA